TCTAATGCATTTAACCAGTATAGATAGTTTCCTTTAGGGTCATTAACGAAATAAAGTTTAACTACTTTTTTATCCATTTTCATTAATGCATCATATTTATATTTTTCTAACATTTTATCTTCATAGTATTTATTTCTAAATTTCATTTCTATAACACAAGGATTGCCTTTAGGTGTGAATCCACAAGCATCATAATGTTTAAAGCCATCTCCAGTCCATTCTAAATCCCAGCCATCCATATTTAAAAAAGCAACTAATACTTTTTCTAACTTCTTTATTGTTTTAATTCCCATTGTTCCAAACAATATTAAGTTCACTAATCCATTTATTTATTAGTTTGGGCGAACAGGTACAGGGATTTGGTAAATTATGTTTATAGTAGGAACGGTGCAGGTTACAAACCATTTCAAATTCTTCACGACTAATGGTTGATTTTTTTGAAAGCCTAAATTTTTCCCATTGTTTAAAATCTTCATTGTTAAATTTTACCATCTTTTTATTTTTATTTCATTCCAGTCTTTACGTCTTTTGTCGCAATTACATTCAGTTCCCATATACCTATGATATTTGTCTACAAGCCATTTGATGCCTGTATATTTTGTAATGTAGAATACTATGTCTCCAAGTTTCATAATTTATTTTTTATTAAAACTCCATTTCTTTTTATTTTAGGTTTTCTTTCTTCTTCAATAAACCTATCTCTTTGTATTTTAGATATAGCTTTTTGTTTTTTAGTTTTCTTATTTTTTTTTATTGGTACAAACTGTCTCATAATAATTTATTTAATTCATCATAGGCATTACTTTTATTTTCTTCAAAAAGTATGTTATTAAAATTAATCATATTTTGTTCTGGTATCCAATCGCTAATAAAATTTATTTTTATTCCGTTGTCCTTATATAAACTATCCATTAATTTATTAGGTTTTTTATTGGTATTTTTAAGATAGGATTTATATAATTTTCTTTTATTTTCGATATATATTTTATTTTTTTTTACTATTTGATTATTTAGATTCATAGTTTTTACCTTATCCCTTAGTTCCCTTGCTAAAAAATAAGAGCTATAATAAGCACCTTTTTTCTTATACCATCTTCTTAAAACCTTTAAGTGATTTTTTGGCAATAAGCCAATGTGATTATGCAATGCTCTATGTAATTTTTTAGGCATCATAATTAAATTGTTTATATCGTTGTTATTTCTATTGGAATCAATATGATGTATTTCCCAGTTTTTAGGAATTTTTAAATTATAATGTTTTTCATATAAATTTCTATAATTCATAATAATTTTTTTAGTTTCTCTTTTACTTTTTTATAAGTGTTATAAAGTGAGTAGTAAGGAATCCCTGACTTTCTTGAAAGCTGGGCTATACTTTCTCCACCCTCTATGATCTCAAATATTTTTTTATCATACCAGTACATATTGTTTAGTTCGTTTTGAATTGTAGCGTAAACTTCTTCATAATTAGCTGCATCAAAGTCTGCAAGGAAATCCCTCATATTGTCTATAGATAACGTATTGACTTTAGCCTCTTTGCGTTTTAAATCAAGGAACAAAGATTTTAATGTCTTAAAAATATAGTAATAATTATAGTCATCTCCAAAGTCAATATTTAATCCTTTGTTGATTCTTCTTTGGATTTTAATATACATCTCTTGTGTAATATCTTCTGCTGTTTCTTTGTTACAGCCAAAGGAGCAAACAATGTCAATCCATACTTGATGCTTTTTATAGATTTCCGATAAGTAGTTTTT